CAAAAAAAGACAAGACTATTTAGCGAAAGCAGGTAAATAATGGCTACATCACTAACAGATTATGGTTATCATGGCGTGCTAAAGAAGATGGCATTTCTTGATATTGATAGTTCTGAATGGCTAGTTAAAAAACTTAAATCAGAACGCGGCGGTATTCAGTTTATGTTACCGAATGCAGAAGGAAAAATTTATCTTGGTTGGTCAGACTTATATCATGTTGATGTAATGTTTGTTAATTCAAAGAAAAGATTTAATTCACAAGTGCAACTAGGCGAGCTTGACCAAATACTTGTATTACTAGAAGAGCAGCGTCAATCATTTGTAAGAAGCATGGGCAACATGATTAAAGAAGCATTTAGCAAATCAGAAGAAGAATGAATTGCATAGATAACACAAAGTGCTACACTTGATATTGAAAGGATGGTAAAAATGACACAAGCAAGAATACAAAGATTCGAGAGAGGTAAACTTTACAACTCTAGCGAAATTTTTGCAGCTAATGAATCTAATAAAGAATCTTACTTAACTGCACTATTAGAGCTTATTGTTAAGTTAGAAGATAATGCAAAAGCATATTATGAAGGCATGGATTATTCACGTAATCCTAATGAGCTAAAACGCAGCGTTACATTTGGCGACAAGTGGGATAAAGTATGGACTATGCGTGATGGCGAAAAAGCAAATATTGTTTGTTGGATAGATGCTAATACAGGTTTAATTTATAAACCTAATGGTGTAGGCGCACCTTATCCAAAACCAAGAGCTGATATTTATGATGAAGAATCATTTGAGTATGCAGACCCACATGGTGGATGGTTATATAAAAACTTCGATGCAGAGAAAAAAAGCATGAGAAAAGCTAAGTTATATTCAAACAAAAAAAGAAGTTTAAAAGAAGTTCTTGAAGAAGGAGAAGCTAAAATGAGTGGAAGATGATAATAGAATGCTTAATAGGAATTGCGGCAATAACGCCGCAATTTTTATCTGATTATTGGACATGTCAATGGTATCAAGAAGCTGCTGAAGCTACTGAACCATATCATCATGCTTTTGAATTGTATTTAAAAGAAGAAGATTACATGTGGGCTTTTGCTACTACTTACTGCGAATCAAGCGGCAGACAGTATGCAGTATCAAGCGCCAACGCTAAAGGTATATGGCAATACTTAGATAAAACAAAGAACTGGCTATCAGATAAACTTAATGAAGATTTTGACGCGTTTAATCCTTATGACGCAACCTACATGACATCTTGGCTACTGCGTAATGACGTTAATCCAAAGCGGCATTGGCAACCATCACAACATTGTTGGGATAAAAATATACCTAATTATATATACGATTTACATAAGTAAGTCTAAGATATAGCAGTAAGCACTACATCGACAGGTCGATGTAATTAAATAACTAACAGGAGTAGTGATAATGTCAGAAGAAAAAACTGAACAAGTGCAAGAGTCTAGCGATGTAGAGAGCGTTGCTGAATCTGCGACAGAAGAAGCAACAGTTACTGAATCAGAAGAAGTAGTCAATGCTGACAAAACATCTGATGATGAACTTGATAAGCGAATACAAAGAGCTAATAAAGAAGCTGCAAAATTCAGAGTGGAGAAAAACGAAGTTGAGACTAAGTACAAAGACTTAATCGACAACTTAGGTAAAGCACTCGGATTTGTAGAAGAAAATACAAACGATGCAGACGCTTTAGCAGAGAAAGTTGAAAAACTGCAATCTGAAAATAAAAATCTAAAGCTGATGCAAGCGTTTAACAACGTTGTAAAGACTGAAGGTGCAGACGAAGAACTTACTTGGTCTTACTTGATGGCAAAAGGTGGATTAACTGATTTAGATGTTGATGACCCAGAGCTATCTGGCAAACTTACAGAAATGATAAGTGCGGCAGTAGAGAGTAAACCAGTTCTGAAAACTGATGCTTCGCCAGCAGTCGCTAAAAAAAGTGGCATAGATATGTCTAACGACAATCAACCACTTGATACTGAATCAAGGATTAGACAACTTGAAGCAGATAAAAATTTAAAAGAAGCAAGAAAGTTAAAGTCTCAAAGACTATATGAGTTAGCTAAAGACAATAACTAAGTATTAATTTAACAAGTTGATTATTAAAAAGGAGTAAGTCAGAAATGGCAGGAATTACAGGGCAAGGTACTTCATTTAATCTTCCAAATTACGTGGGAGACTTATTTGAATTAACCCCAAGCGATACTCCATTTTTAAGTTTAATTGGTGGACTTAGTGGTGGAGAATCCACAACAAGTCCTTCATTCCAATGGCAAGCATACGATTTGAGAGCTGCTGCGGTAGATAACGCAGCTTTAGAAGGCGCTAACGCACCTACTAGCGAATCAAGAGTTAGAAGTAACTACTACAACGTATGCCAAATTATGCAAGAATCTATTGAAGTTTCATACTCAAAGATGGCAGCTATTGGTGCTTATAGTGGAGAAAACATAGCTGGAGAAAATCCAGTAACAAATGAAATGGACTTTCAAGTCGAGCAAATGCTAAAGCAAATTGCTAGAGACGCTGAAAAATCATTCTTAGAAGGCGCATTTAACGACCCAGCAGACAATACAGAAGCTAGAAAAACACGCGGTATTGCTAACGCAGCTGGTAATAGCGTAGATGCAGCTGACGCAGTATTAACAGAAGATATGGTATTAGACCTTATGCAAGCAGTATGGGAAGATGGCGGAATCCAAGTTTCCGAGACTGCAACACTTATGGCTAACGCTAACGTCAAAAGACAGTTAACAAAAATATTTGTTACTGACAAGAACTATCGTGAAGAATCACGTAACGTTGCTGGCGTAAACGTAACAACCATTGAAACTGATTTCGGTAAAGTTAACGTTCTCTTAAACAGACACGTCAACACACAACAACTTTATGTTGTATCTGCCGAATTGTGCGTACCAGTATTTATGAACATTCCAGATAAAGGATTCTTATTCGTAGAACCTCTTGCAAAAGAAGGCGCTGCTGAAAAGTTCCAAATCTATGGAGAAGTTGGACTTAAATATGGTAATCCAAATGCACATGGTAAAATTGTTAACATTGCTGCTATCTAAGTAGTAATTAAATAATTAGGATAAGACCGACTTTCGAGTCGGTCTTTTCTTTTTATATGTTAAAATTCTGACATGGATTTTATAGATAAAGATGGAGTTATTCACAAAAACTATCCACCGCAACAAGCAGAAAAGCGCGGATGGCAACCATTAGAAGAAAAAGCTAAGGTTAAAGAAAAAGTTAAAGTGAAAGCTACAAAAGTAGAAGAAGAAGAATAATGTCTTGGTACATGCTAAACGACGAACCTATTTTTTTTGAGAATGATTCTCTTATTGATAAAGAGATGAAGAAAAAAATAAAAAAGATACAAGCACCAGATGCTATCGGCGGCGCATGGAAAACCAAAACAGGTAAAAGAAGAGTTGCGGCAACAAAGTTAGTATCACTAGAAGAAGAGTAAACAATGAGCAATAAAGTATTTTTACGACCAAGTTATTGCACAACTTCTGAATACGAAACAGTTACTGGTAGAACTGCTAGCACTGATTCAGTTACGTTGGCAAAACTAAAGCAAGCATCAGATATTATTGATTATCACGTGAATGTAGCATTTAAAGTAGATTCATCTGGTAATCCGACAAATGTAGATGTACACGACATACTAAAAGAATCTACTGCATATCAAATGGAATATATGGTAGAACTAGGATTAGAAGATTTCGATAAATTAGAATTAACTGGACAAGTACAATTAGGTTCTTTAAAACTAGACAAATATCCAGACATTCTTGCGCCAAGAGCTAAAAGATTATTGGTCAATCATGGATTCTTAGGTCATACTGCTGCAATCTTTTACAACTACGATGATTCTTTACCTAAAGCAATTACCGATGACCAGACTTTTGAATAATGAGCATAATCAGTCCATTATTGCAACATACTGCAACCAGAAGTTCTTTACAAGGAATGTCCGCTTATGGAGAAGTATTTGACACTTCAGAAGATATACGTTGCAGAGTAGAACCACAATCTAAAAGAGTATCAACAGAACAAGCAAATGAAACTTTAGCTTCTGCAAAACTTTATGTAGAAAAAGACCAAGAGTTAGAAGTTGGAGATAAACTTATTTTTGACTCTATTACTTATTATGTTTTACAAGTTAATAAGATATATGGACTTAGTAATGTAAGTCATATCGAAGCAGATTTAGGAGTTGATACAACAAGTGGCAGCTAAAAGATTTTTATTTGAATGGTTTGGAGATGATGTACATAAAAAAGTTATGAATGCAACTGAACGTGGATTATTTAAAGGATTAGAGTATATTAAGCAAGAATCAGTAAAGGTAGTTCCAAAAGATACTGGCGTACTAGAGAAATCTGCAAGCGTAAAGATTAGTAAAGATGGTAAGCAAGGCGCAGTATCTTACGATACTCCATACGCTATAAGACAACATGAAGAATTAGGATATAGACACGCAGAAGGAAGAATAGCTAAATATCTTGAAATACCATTTCAACAAAATCAAGGTAGAGCATTAGAGATTATGCA